CTCTTTTTTTTCTTAAAAAAAACAAATAATAATAGAAAAGAGAGAGATGGCAGGTATTAAAAACCCTGCCACCTTCTCAATTATTAAACCGCTAAACCTTAGATGCCAGTCACTGTACAGAATGCTGCTGGTCTGTAACAAACAAAAGCACATCTCATACTTGCTCGTATGGCTTTCTTGCCTTTCACAAAGTAATCATCATGGCTGTCGGACACCTGAACCTCAATACCTTTGCGTACAACCAACTCACTGTAATTGGCAAAGTCGCCAACAAGAGCCGTGTTCTGGCTCTGTCCAGAACTCTGAACAACTGGAACTCCGAATATTCTCTCCGCACCAGTGTCAGAAGGTGAACCCCAGAGATATATACCATCTGTGGTAGTCTGTAATCTGATTGCTTGCCAGTCATTTGGGTGCATCACAACCGCACTTGGCTCGGCTCTCCCAGTGCCAGTACGCACAAGAGTCATAGCCTTATAAATTGCATCCTGTTCACTATCAGAACCAAGAGCCTGAGTCTGTATGCCTGTCACATTGTTTATGCCCTCCAGATTCGGAGCAGTACCATCACCGACCAATAACTGTAAGTCAAGTCTCTGCTGAATCATGAAACGCAAACGATTATCAAGTAGTGATGAGATGCGAGCCTCATCTTCCAACTGCTCGTCTGTCGTTGGTATAAATACAGCAATCTTCCGTACATTGGAAGTCTGCTCAGCGTATACCAGTGCTGCCTCACCGAAAGAACCGCCCTCACTCGCCTCTGCTGCGTTATTTGTGAAGGTTGTTTCTTCCATATAGACTACACTATTCTGAGATGTATTACCTATTGGCACTATGTCCACCACATTCGGGGCTGGTCTTTGAGCATCATAAACAACTTTCCCTGTCCTTGTGCTTTCTGGACTCCACCCTGCACTTGTCTGAAACAAAGTCTTAACACCCATGTCAATCGTGTCAACCTCTCTCTGTGACCTGTTCTTATAAGCCTTTGATTCTATAAAGAGTTCACCGAAAGTCTTATCATAAGCAAGCTCACCACTCGCCTTGACACCTGTCGGAAGAACTATGCTTTTTTCTTTAGCCTCAAAGTCATTCTCTCTTTTCTTCGTTTCCTGTTCTATCTTCTTTGTTTTAACAAGAGAGTCTATTTCAATTCCCAAGTCATTCAGTTCAAGGTTCATTTCCTCAATCTTCTTTGTCTTTTCCCTTGAAGTTGTAACTCCATCCCCAAGAGAATTAACCTTACTCATGTCATTATCAGCACCAGCCTCCTCAAAGACCTTTGCCAATTTAGCGTTCTTGACCTTGAGTTCTTCCCTTAATTCTTGTAGCCTGTCCATTACTGCTACCCTCCTCTATTCTAAAAAATGTTTTTTATTTTCATAAACAATACGCTGATACGCAACCCTTAATCTGGTCACATCATCACTCTTAATACCTTCCTCACTATCCACAAGAGTATTGACCTCTTTACCCAATTCTGTAAGCAGAATCTTAAAAGACTCAAGTCCTTTTGTATTGGTTTCGGAAAGTTTCCTGCCCTCCTTCGCCCTGAGTTCTGCAAGCGACCCAGCACGGCTGACAAAACCATGTATGTCAGTAAGCAACATATAAGCCCTGTCCATTTCTTCTTTGAAAGTCATGTTGTTGGATTTGATTGACATCGTTCCAGTACCAATCCCTGCCCCCCTTAAAACTGGTGACACTTCATGAACCTTGAGGCTCTTTAGATACCTGACCTTCTTACCGTCAACCATACCCTCCTCAGAATCTATAATATCAAAACCATAAGACCACTCCTGCAAGGGTTCACCGTTCTCCATGTCAAACTTGAGTGCCGAATACCACTCCTTTGCCCAGAGAGCATCATCGTCAAGATTGAACTTAAAATCGGCAACCGCAAAACCGCCATCCTCTTTCAAGGTTGCCTTACCCAGTCGTGGAGTGTGGTGCTGGTGAGACCCCAGCAGATTTACCTGCTGTTCACCGAAAGCACCCTCAATAGTTATGTCTCCGTCATGGTCTACCTTATTAAGCTCGGCAATGATGGCAGACCCCTCGCCCTTGCTGCCATCCATTTCCTTGAGCTTAAATAATTTCTGTTCCATTGCAATCCTCCCTAATTATCATTCTCGTGTATAAACTATATTGTTATCTTGTTTTCTTAAAGGCTTGAGATGTAAGTTGTCACCGTATGCTATTTTATCTGGTATTCCATCTGGAAACGCCTTGCAGAATACATACTCACCAATCTCCGCTTTCCCACCTACGCCTATATAATGTTTACATTCTCTCGTATAACAATTTGGTTCTTGTATCATTATTCAAACCATTTCTTAAATAAGGTTTCAATTTCATGTGGAAGGGTTTGGGCTGCTGAACTTCCCTGTGCCGTTGGTGATTGCCCAATGAACATGGGTTGTCTCTTGCCATATAAAGGTGAAGTCCACGCAGCAAAACATTCTGCAAAAGCCTCGTCTGCATTTTCAGCAGCATAACCACCCACATTCTCCTTCCACCACTTCTTGCCTTTCTTCCTAAAAAGGTTTAGCCAAGTCAAATTGCGTTGTGCCTGACCTTCTGCAATCGGTTTTTTATTCCCCCCCATCTTTGCAATATCCTGAACAAAGTGACCGTATTCGTGCCGTGATGAACCCAATAAGTCGTTGCAGGTATTATATTTAATTTTTCCATTGGCATCTTTCCCGATACTCAGTGTAGGTCTTTTGGGATTAGCGTATGCCGTATTAAACCCTTGACCAGCATTTTTACCAGCAGCAACCCTTATTGCCTTGACATCTTGGTAAAATACACCAAGATATCCTTCCCCTCCAACATATTTAGTATTGGTTATATCAAGACTATTCAGGGAATTATTTTTTACTATATCATAAAGTTTTCTAGACTTCCCCTTTATATTAACAACTAAATCATTCGCAATATTATTGGCGTTCTTACTTACAGCCCTAAAACCCCTATCAACATTGTTTGTGCCGTAAAAGGTTCTCCCTATGTTCATCTGTGCAGCCATCTGGTTCTCAAAACCCTTGTGGTCTGTCACGGTTTTCCATTTAGGGATTGACTCACCTGCCTCAAGTTCAAATGCTGCCGTTGCGTTTCCTCTCGGTACAACCGTACTGCTTGGAGGAGTTGGCATTCTGGTCGGCTCTGCCGTAGGCGTTAAACTTGGCTCATCCAGTTTTGGAGGCTGTGCAACCATACGCCTAGTGCCATTCGGATGCTCCTCTGACATAAGAGCCTCGCCCTCCTGAAGGCTCACAATCCTTCCATCCATAGCATCGCAATCGTCATCAAATGACCCCTTGCGTGAGTCCATTATCATCACTTCTGTAACACCACCCTGACGGTACGATTCAGCAGCAGCCATTTTCTGGGCGTATGTTGTTTCTGTTCGAGCTATCAGAGTGGCTCTTGTCTGTGGTTTCTTAAATCTACCAGCCTTTACTCTATCAGATATTCTCCTCGCCAGTTGAGCAACCGCCTCACCTTCTGACCTGCCTTCTGACAACTCCCTGAATACTGACCTCGTTGTATTACCTTTTGTGAGGTTTAACAGTTTTACACGCTCCGCACCCTTCGCAAGGATGCGAGCCTCATTAGTATCAATAATACTGATGCCCAAATCCATCGTAGCGTTGATTCTTTTCTGGGTCGCCCTCATGATGCGAATATAGTTTTTATCATACACCACACTCATATCGGTTTCAAAACCAGCGACATTAAGACGAGCAGCAATCTCACCTGCGAGCATCGCATCACGCCCAGCATCTTTCTTCAGATTCTTCTCGTCACTCAGAACCTCCAGTGCGACATCACTGACATCATCTCCCAGTTTCTTTAAGACCTTGAAAATATCAACACGGAATCCACGCTCATATTTTGCTATGTCAATATCAAATTCACGAGCCAGTCGTATCTGTTTTCTTGTCGGTCTTTTTCTAGGGGCTTCACGAGCAACCCTGTCAGCAAGTATGGACACATCCCTATCCCCTCAAAGCCTGTTTAATTTTATCAAGTTTGTGTGCGATTCCTGTTGATACAAAACCGCCTGATACAATCCACAATATTTCTGCATGGGCTGTAAGTCCGCATATATATAAACCTGCACCTACAACACCAAGACCAACTCCTATAAAAGATTTGTAACCGCTTAACATACTATCCTCCGCTATTTTTTTATTATTCTATCTCAACCAAATTTAAAGGTCTCAGGTATATCTCATCAGACTCATCAATGGGGAGACCCTCTGCCTGTCTGACCTCCGATATCCTGACCCAACCGCTCTTGACACCGTCTGTCAATCTCCGTATCTTCTCACTCTTATCTTCCTGTAAGGCAACAATCCGTGAGTTGTCAAAGACTACATCAAGGTCATCGTTATCGTCAAAGTCTATCAATAACTGCTTGGTAATCACCTGCGATATAATACGCTGTG